GAGGAGCGGGTTCATGATTCATTTCACTTAGAACCGTAACAAGGCCCCAATCCTTCAAAAGAGTGGCTATTGTGTTTCTTCTTGCCATATCATTGGTGGTTATATTTGTCTTCTTTCCATCAAGGGCAAACAATTCCTTGAAATGCACAATATAGTATTTACCCTGTTTATGAAGAATGTGACAGGATTGATATAGTTTTCTCTCTTTTCTTGAAGCAACACCGATACGAGAAAGTGTCTCTCGCACTTTCAAAAAGTCATCTGGTTCACCGAGTCCGACCTCTAGTAGTTGTTCTTGTGTCCAATTAATTTCTTCCATCTCTTCCGCCTTTATTCATTTTTTGTTTTATGGCAGAAATTTGTTCATCAGTAAGTATATCAAGAGCAACCTTTGCTTTCTCGTTGTTATAACCATAGAACTCTTTAACATACTCTAGATTTTCTAATTTCGTCGCCTTCACCCAAGGAGCAAATCTTTTCCTTGTTCGTAGACTATTTAGTAAAAAATCATATTGTAGTTTCTTGTCCAGATGGTGCAACTGATTTATCTCATTCACAAGCATGATTGTATCTTGAAATGGGGCTAGACACTTGTTGACGATGAAGGGCGGATATTTCTTCTCCCACTGCTCGTCCTCTGTGTCCATGAGGGGCTCCTTGGTATAGTTTATGGAGTTTAGATAGTCTTTCAATTCATACATTATAAGCCTCATCCCATGTCAACTCCTTTCTAGAGTTTTGTTCTTCACTGTTTGCGTAGTCAATCAACATGAGTTCTCTTCGGGTTTCTTTATCACTTATCTGTGATATTTCTGTTTGTCGGTTTGTCTCTCTTCCAAGAATACAAAACAGATATGCAAGGTGCTCTGCTTTCTCACCAATAACACTTTGCACCACACTTCTGTCGGCTGTGGTTTGGTGGTGAAAGACAGCGGTGCCATAGATAGAATGAAACAGTCCCGCATCTTGAACATGTTGTGGAGCGCCCATTTCCTCTAATATATTTGACACTCCGATAAGGTGGTCAAGCAGAGTTCCACCACTATGCTCAGTGTTTTCTGTTCCAAGTTTCTTGAGAAAATCAATCTTTGTAGAAGTCAAGTCGCTCAATGTTTGCCCCCTCAACGTATGTCTTAAACACAATGACACTTCTCAACTCATAACACTGACGAGACACCGGCATCGCTTGGTGTGGTGTTTTTGCATCAAACACAATCAGTCTATTTCCAACGTATGGAACCAGCTCACCACCAACGACTGTTCCACCACCCCAATCCTTTTCCCAATCTAGACGGGGATAGTATATCATGGTAAAATCACCATCATCTGTGTGTTCATGTGGCTCAATACCATGAGTATGTGCGTTTAGATATATGCGTTTAAATCTTTCAATAGTGTAAGTGTTTTTGAAATCATATTTATAAAAGATTGTCTGCCACAACTGCACCAACCAATCAAAACCATTCTCAATCGCTTGCTCCTCTGTCTCACCACAAAAGACATGCCAATGTTTGTTCACTTCACCCTTTTTAGAGTTGTAGTCATATTTCCAGTATACCTCATTCATTTGCATAAAAATCAACTCTGCAATGTGGCCTTCTAGAACATTATCATGTATGTCTAATCTACTATTCATATCAAATCTTCCAATCGTCACCAAACTCTGTGTTATCAAACACTGGCTCTGCAAACGACTCTTGATTAGAGTCTGCAAGTCCTTCTTGTTCCGCACCCTCTACATCATACAATTTCATCTTAGCTCTGTCAACACCAATAACAAATCTTTTATTGGTGGTTGGGTCATTGTATCTGTTTTTGAGTTGTTTCACAGCAATCTGATTTAACTCATCAAGCTCCTCATTACTAATGAGCGCAAACATGAGGTCAGCCGTAGCTGGTAGACCAAAACTCTCTGAAGTGTCTTCCAACCCAATATCACTATTGGAGAACCCACTCCTTGTCGTTTGTGTAGCCGACATAATCGGGACGTTTGTCTCAACTGCCAATCCCCTAAGTTCTTCAGCAATCGCCTTGATGTACATATACGAGTTAACATTTCCATTCGCCTTAAATCTAGATGAAGCACAAATATTCAGATAATCCACAAAGATGATATCTGGTTTAAATGACTTCTTAATCGCAAGTTCTTTTATCAATCCTCTAAAATGATTACTGTGTGCGGATGCAGTGGGATATTCTTTGATGACGAGTTGACCATTTGTCTTCTTTGCGATAGACGCAATCTTATCATCAAACATCTGCTTAGGCAACTCATGTAAATCATCTATGGAGATATTCATGAGATTTGCATCAATCCTCTCTGCAATGCGTTCCTCAGCCATCTCCAGAGTGATATATAAGACGTTTCTACCTTGGTTCAGACAGTTTGATGCAACATGACACATGAACAACGATTTACCGACACCAGTGCCTGCAAGAACGATGTTTAGTGTTTTCTGTGGTAGTCCGCCCTTAGTGATGCGATTGAAGAACTCCAAGTCAAATGGTATCTTCTCCTCTACCTTATGGTAGAATTCATACCGGGCATCAGTATCGTGTAGATAATCATGACCAACACGGTTATCAAAACCAACAGCCAGGGCGTCTGTAAGAATTGTAGGTAGAGCATCGACACCTCGTTTTTTATCCTTTCCATCAATGATAGCAATTCCGTCCACAATCGCATTGTATACCGCCTTATCTTTACAAAAATCCTCTGTAGTCTCCACTAACCAATCAAAAATCACATCATCGTCTTTTTGAAGTTCCTTAACTACAGATAAAACACGTTTATAGTCATCTTCGTTTAAGTCTTTACGACTGTCTAGCTCAACCTCTAGAGCGTTCTGGTTTGGTAGGTCACTATACTTGTCCACAAATTTCTGTATCTCTTCAAAGACAGTTCTCTCTGTCTTGTCAGAGAAATAGTCACCCTTGATGAAGGGCAGGACTTTTCTCGTATATTGCTCGTTGTGTATCAGGTTGGCTAGAATAGTCTTTTCAATTGTCTGCATTCACATCCTCTTCTTGGTTCTCAATAATATCAACCAATATATCACCAATGAGCTCAAAAAACTCTTCATTGAACTCTTCTTTCGGAACATTATAATTATCAACTATATCATACTCAAAACGAAATGGCAAGGTTCCATCTGCATTTTCTTTCTCTGGAATACTTACCACCCCGTATTTGTATACGACACCGTGATACTTTCCGCCATCAGTTATACACACTGACGCAAAATCATCATTCTCTCTTGCAACAAAAGTATACTTTCCTTCCATTCTATCATACTCCAAAAGGCACTCTAGCACAAATAATCGTCTTGACAGGTGCGCCATCAAACTGTGAAGATGCAAATTGTTTCAATTTATCTAAATTCTCATAAACATGGGCATAACAAATCTCTTGTGTCTCAAACTGTAATGGCTTACCATCATTATGAGTGATTTCAAGTGCGTCTGTATCAGTGCCAAAAGCAACTAGCATTATGACAACAATCTGCCACATGTTATTTCTCCTTACATGAGAGTCTGGCTTCTGACTCTAGTTTTTGTTTTGAGTTGTCTTGATCGGGTAAAACGTAATGCAAATAACTCTGTAAAAGATATTTTGGTTTCTTCACAGGTTTTCTACCACAATGCACCCAAGGATACATTGGTGGAAATACTATTGCTCGACCACCCACACATTTCACTAACATGGATGAGGTTCTGCCCTCAACAAACTCTGTCTCACCAGCATCATTATCATCAAGATAAATGAAGAATGCTAGAAACCTCAAACAAGTTTCTCCTGTGGTAACGTCCACATGCCAAGGGAACTCATCAATATCATTAGGTGAGTATTTCTTTAGTTTGATACCCTCAAGGGCATATTCTTTTGGGAATAGTTTTTTGTGTTGGTCGGGCCAAGGTAAATCATTTTTATACTTTTCAATAATCTGAGTGAATGCATCCAGACACACTGGTATTTCATCTCTCCAATAGTCTGGATTTTCTAAAAGCAACGTGTCTGAAAACTTTCTGTAATCATTCCAGACAGTCTTATCATCTGACGATTCAAACTTATCAATCAGTTTTTGACAAAATTCTTGACTAAGAACATTCTCATAAACTCGTA